TAGCTTGATTGAAAATTGTGAGGTTCTTTAGACTTTTCAATGTTATTTAAAGTAGCATCTGTAGAATCATGAATTACTGTTTGATCTTCATCTCCAACATTTACTGTTACTTTTGTTAATCCGCTAATTGGATGCGGCAAGTGAAGTGTGTTTTTACCGGAACCAGAAATTTCAATATATTTATTTGGATAATAGTCAAAAGATTGACCACAAAAAGTATTAATTATGTTCCTTACACGTTTTTCCATTTTATCAAATTTTTCATAGTAATCATTTTCTAAATCAGGATGGTCTGTAAAGAAGGTGTCGATATCAACATACGGTGTGTACACATTAATATATTGAGATTGCGTATAGCTCGTTCCAGAAATTGTGTATGTAAAATCAACTCTATACCTCCCGGCACTATTTAAAACATAAATACCAGAAGCCTGTTGACCATATGTTATTGTATAAACACCAGTACCTGTTCTTGTTGCATTTGTTGGACCAGATACAAGTGAGCCAAATTCATGATAAAGGCTTACAGAAACAACATTGCTTACAGGGTCACTTGGAAGTGTCAGTGTAAGAGTTTTACTTGTATTGATTTTGACATCATCCATAATATTCAATTGTACCAGAAAATGAGTTCTAGCCCTTAAAAGGTTTGCATAGCGACAGATACTTCAAGGTTCTTTAAATCCCCACCAATTTCAGTTATGTTAAAAGTTCCACTGATGTCAAAAGAGACAATAGTGTTGGAAGAATCTTTAAAAAATAAAAGTCCGTCAGCATAATTGATTGCCAACTCTCCATATTCTAGAGATGTTGGAGCAGTATTCGCTGTGCCTGATCTTTTAATTTTAACAACATTAGCCATTCAAGACTCCTTAGAATGTACCACCATCGACAGTAACATTGTCAAGATTTGTTCCGCTAAGAACAGTTGTCCCGGCAATCTTAAATACTTTTGTTGAAGCAAGATTGATATGCTCAGATGCCGTAAAGGAGTCTGTTGCATCAATCCAGTTGAATGTCTTATCAGTTGCGCCCTTGATTGTAATACCAGCGCCATCGGCAGTTGTGTCTGTTGGCGTTTCAACGCTAGCAAGAACAACATTCTTGTCCTCAACAACAAGAGTTGCTGTGTTGAGCGTTGTAGTATTGCCATTAACTGTCAAATCACCAGTAACTACAAGGTTGTTTGAAATAGTAACATTGGCTGGAAGGCTCAATGTAACAGCACCAACGCCTGAGTTTGACACCGCAATTTCATTTGCTGTTCCAGTTAGACCTGTAACAAGATTGGTTGCTCTGTCACTGATTTGTGATGCAGTAATTGAAATTGTTGAATTAGATGCCGCTGTCAAACGACCTTGTGCATCAACCGTAAATGTTCCAACAGAACCCGCTGATCCATAAGAGCCAGCAGTTACCGCTGTGTTCGCCAAGTCAACCGTAAATGTTCCACCTTCAACATTGGTGTTGGAGACGGAAACGCCTGTGCCAGCAGCAACAGAGCCGACATAGTTGCCAGTCGTATCTGTACCAAGTGCAACTGAATCTGCGGCTATTGTCGCAGTAAGAGTTGCATTTGCAAGATTTGTAATAGTTGCACTACCCGTCAAATCCCCACTAAGGGTGATTGTGAAGTCTGCAACGTCAAGATTTACTTTTGCATTTGCATCATCATATGTTGCTGCAATTCCGCTGTGTGTTCCGTTAGTGAGCAATCCAGCAGCAACATCTTGCGTAGCTTCTGTAAAATCCGTAACTGCCGAAGAAGAAATAGAAATTGTTGCATTTGCAGCAGCTGTCAAGCGACCTTGTGCATCGACTGTGAATGTTCCAACAGTACCTGCGCCACCATACGAGGCAGCAGTGACTGCTGTGTTGTCAAGATTAATTGTAACAGTATCTGTTGCAGCAGCAACAGATGTTAATCCAGTACCACCAGCAATTGTAAATGTATCTCCACCGGAAATAGAAACATTACCTGTATCGCCGGCAGCTGTAAAGGTTGAACTTGCACTTGAAACTGCAGTATCAACATAAAGTTTTGTAGCAGCATGGGCGTTAGCTGTTGGAGTAGCAACTGATGTTGTGCCATTAATAATTACATTGCCATTAATTGTTTTGTTGCCAGATATTGTTTGATCCGATGCAAGAGTTACAAATGCACCTGAGCCGCCAATGGCAATAACTGTTGTGGCTGTGCCATCAACACCGCCAGTTCCTTCACCATAGTAAAGAACATCATCTACTTCGTTAAATGCTAATTCTGCATTCTCTAAACTTGTTGGCGCTCCTGCGCTGCCTGACGCTCTACGCTTAATTCTAATTTTATTAGCCATTAATAATTTCCTCCATCAAGCAATAAATCTCCAGCGCTATGAACATGGTCTGATCTAGCTGCAATATTACTTACTCCAGCATTTGCAGTTCTTGCTACATCAGCTGGTGCTGTATTGCTTAAAATTAAACTTGCTAAATTAATTGTACCACTACTTTGTGTTAAAACGGTAGTATTGGTAGTTATGGAGACATTTGAGGCTTGCGTAGTTGTTAATTGCAGTGTTGTAATATCAGCCATTACCTAGTTACCTCACCAGTAACAGTAGCATTTCCTGTTAAAATAGTGGTAACTGTTGATCCATTTACTTCTTGAAAATCGTAAACATAAACACCTGATCTAAGATTTGCAGTAATATTTGGCAATAAAGTAAATACAACAACTCCATTAGCACCATCTGTAATTTCTACATTAAATGTAGCAGTTATTGTGTCTGACGACCGCCTCTTCCTAATTTGACCAGAATAAGCTCTAGAAGTAATATTTATTACCGCATTGGCATTATTCTTCAATACAAGTTGATGGGCATAAGTATCGCCTTGATAAATCTCTATATTTCTAGTTGCCGGCATAATATCTCCTATAAGATATTAGCAAAGATTGATTAACCCAGCAATGCTTCCCAGGTAGCCTGGTTAATAATTCCGTTAGATTCTATACCACGACTTAATTGAAAGCTCTTGACCAAGCCTTCCGTCTTGGCTCCAAAATCTCCATCATCTTTGCAATTAAAACCATGCTTGTCGAGCAATCTTTGGGCTCTTCTAATCGCCTGCCCTTTATTGCCCTTTGTAAGTACAGGAAGAGTTTTTGCCTCTTCTTTTATTTTACCTTCATCAACTGAAGTTTTAGCGACAGATGCTGGCTGTGCGGGCGCTTGCCCATCTCTCTTTGTAATAAATTCAATCACAGCAGCAGGTGGATTATCACCCTCTGTATAGCGCAAGTGCCAAGGTTCTTCTGGAACAACTTCCCAGCTAAATCCAAACTTACGAACATTGTCAATAAGCCAATCTAAGCGCTTTGGCTCAGCGGCAGTATGAACATCAACTGCCAATCCGCTATTATGCTGCGATGTACCAGGTGCAGCAAGGCTGGCTAACTTAGGATCTTTCTTGTACCACTTAACTCCCTCAAACGTTCTTGTCTGAGCACCTTCAATTGGTTCTTTCTGATATCTCTGTCTAAATGCCATTAATTGAGATTCAAATGAGCGATATGTATCCCCAGCAGAAACCGGCTTTAATTCAATGCCATCAACTTTGGCAGCCTCAACCATTGCCTCCCATGCATCTGCAGCTCTCCAGTGCAACTTACCGCCACCCTTAATTGGCTTCAAAAGTTTTTCTGGCAACTTCCCAGGTGCAATGCCTTCAAGATCTGCAGGCTTTTTGACTGGTGCAATAATATTCCATTTAACGCTCATTTTAGAATTCCTCCTCTTTCTTAACTGCTTTCTTATCGACTTTACTGAAGACTTCATTGATTTCATCCATATCTAGTTTACCATCATCTAAGAACTCACGTGATAAACCTTCAACAACGGTAGCAACGCCAGCAATCCCTGCCATAAAAACCGCCTTCCAAACAGGAACGCCAGCAATTGTACCCGCCCCGATAACTCCAAGTCCCGAGGCAGAAAAGGTCGCCAATATACGAAGGCAAATATTTTTGACCTGTTCCATCGCTTATGCCTTCTTTTTAACAGCGGGCTTTTCCGCAGGCTTCTTTGCTAAGAAAGAAGCAACTGTTGGATCGCCAACTCTTGTTGATAACCATGCAAGTCCGTAGGCAATTGCCGGTGTTAATACGGCAACTACTTCACCGTCAAGATTTAGCTGAACAGTAGCCAGCCAGACCCAAACGCCGAGTGCGCCTCCCTTAAGTGCTTGATCTAAGTTTTGTGACTTAGTAGACATGATCACCTCCCTACCCCAATGGGTATAATTCTATTATACCCCATTGTTTGTGATAAGGAAACTGGATCAGTTAATATCGTTTTTAAAGATATTGTGAGTATAGTGGATAAATATTGCAATTAGGGTAGCAATACCCGCCGCTCTTTGCGTTGCGCCAGAGAGGGTAATATAAACAACATAACTACCTGCAAGAGTAAATGCTAACCCGGCAGTTATATTCCAAAGTTTGTTTATAAAACCAGACCAGTTAAATTTCTT